CATTATCAGCATGGTTGCGGCGGCCAGTTTAGCAACGTGGGCTTACTTTGGCTTGATAGAAAGACTGAACACTTTAGAGACTAATCAGACTATGATGCAAGCTGACTTAGAGCAAAATACAGAGTTTCGGATTAAGTGGCCTAGAGGCGAGATGGGTAGTTTGCCAGCAGATTCTGAACAATTCATGCTTATAGAACATATAGCTAGTGAGTTAGAAAAACTACAAAACGAAATAGAAGGTGGCAAAGCACCCTATGATCAACAACAAAAACTAACACTTGAGTTTTATGAGAAGAGAATAACTAGCTTAGAAGAAAGTATAGAGAAGATACGAAACGGTGGTTGAACTTACTTTTGTATTATTATTAGTGATGAATGGCGAGAAGATGGAGTACACGCCTTACAGATCTTTATCTGAGTGCTTGTCAGTTAGGCGTAAGATTAAGCGTAACGTAGGCCACACTAATAACTTTGATCAGAAATGGTCATGTAAAGAGCATAAGGTTATGGTTCTTAACGGAGAAATATTGGAGTTTATAGACTAATGTTACAAGCATTGATAGGCCCAGCCACAGATCTGATCGGTAAGTTTGTCGAAGACAAAGACAAGAAGAATCAGTTGGCTCATGAGATTGCGACAATGGCAGAGCGTCATGCACAAGAGTTAGCCAAGGGGCAGATTGCAATAAACGCAGAAGAAGCAAAAAGCAAGAATATCTTTGTTGCTGGTTGGCGACCGTTTGTTGGTTGGACTTGTGGGCTTGCTTTGTTTGTTCATTTTCTTGTGATTCCTATTGCTGATGTGGTGACAGCTTACTTTGGCTACACACCGCCAGCTTATCCAGCTTTTGACATGGACACCCTGATGACTGTATTATTAGGTATGTTAGGTCTTGGCGGTCTACGGACTTATGAGAAGCAAAAGGGGCTAACAAAGTAATGGCAACAAAGAAGCGTAAGTCTACCGTAAACAAGGCTGGCAACTATACCAAGCCAACTATGCGTAAGCAGTTATTTCAACGCATCAAGTCTGGTGGCAAAGGTGGTAAGCCAGGTCAATGGTCAGCCCGTAAAGCGCAGATGCTTGCCAAACAATACAAGGCTAAAGGTGGGGGATACCGCTAATGCCTATGAAGAAATCACAGCGTAGCTTAAAATCATGGACAAAGCAGAAGTGGAGAACCAAGAGTGGAAAGCCATCCACCCAAGGGCCAAAAGCCACAGGAGAACGGTATCTTCCGTCAGCGGCTATTAAAGCCCTCTCGTCTAAGGAGTACGCGGCCACCACCCGTGCTAAAAGAAAGGCAACTAAGGCTGGTAAGCAAGTCTCACGACAGCCTAAAAAGATACGAGCTAAAACCAGAAAGTATCGAAAGGCAAAGTAATGGCTAAAGGCGTAAAACATTATTTTAGGGATGGAACTTTGCATAGGGGTGGCACACATAAAATGCCAAACGGTCAGTTACATTCCGGCAAAACACATGGCAAAACATCCAAACGCCTGTTTCATTTAAAAGACTTGTCTAAGACTGCACAAGCAAAAGCAAAGAAAAACAAATGAACATAGACCAGTTACGCATAGAACTTGCTGAAGATGAAGGCTGTAAGTATGAGATATACTTAGACCATCTTGGTTTGCCTACTTGTGGTATAGGCCATTTAGTCACAACAGAAGACCCCGAATCAGCTTTAAGTGTAGGCACAACCGTATCAGAAGAACGTGTACAGGCTTTGTTCAAAAGAGATGTTGCTGTAACGCTTGAGGATTGCAAGAGACTGTACCCCAAGTTTGATAAGATGCCGGAAGAGGTACAACTTATCGTAGCTAATATGATGTTTAATCTGGGATACCCAAGACTGTCTAAGTTTGTGGGCATGAAGTCTGCTGTTGATAGCCAGCTATGGAGTGTAGCAGCAGATGAGATGGTAGATTCTAAATGGTTTGACCAAGTGCCTAACCGTGCAAAGCGTCTGGTTGCCCGTATGAGGGCCGTGGAGAGCGATCATGGCTAAAACCCCTGCTTGGCAGCGTAAAGCTGGAAAGAACCCCAAGGGCGGCTTAAACGCCAAGGGAAGGGCATCTGCCCGTAAGCAGGGCATGAACCTAAAAGCACCTGTAAAAAGTGGTGACAATCCTAGACGGGCCAGCTTCCTAGCCAGAATGGGTAATATGCGTGGGCCGGAACGTAAGAACGGCAAGCCAACCAGATTGCTTTTATCCCTGAGAGCATGGGGTGCAAGCAGTAAAGCTGATGCAAAAAAGAAGGCAGCAGCTATTTCCAAGCGTAACAAGGCCAAAAAGAGGAAAGCATAATGTACGGCAAAAAATCAGGTGGCATGAAGTCTGCCAAGATGAAGAAACAATCGGCTACAGCAATGTCTATGAAGAAAGCTGGTAAAAAGCCAAAGAAAAAAAAGTAGGATAAAGGGGGGTGTTATGCCCCCCTTTATTAAATTACAAACTCACCGCCGTTGTACAAGTATTGTGTTAGCTGGTCTATCATGTACTCTTCAGTCCATATACCACCAGCCATTGTGCCATCTGGCAACATCCCCTTTCCTTTGGGGTAGTAAGGCTCAATCCCATGAGCCTCACCGATTCGGTACATACCCCAGCCACAGACAACAAGGAAACGATAGTAAGCATCAGCATGATCTCTTGCCTCGTTCCATTTCTCTGTCTTTACGGTACTTAGTGAAACAACAGTCATCAGAAACCCCAGAGTGACATAGAGGGATCTGGTTGCCGTTGTACACCCACTCCCCAGACATCGCGTTGTGGGTCTTGCCGCAATACTCGCACTGCACAGTCCTTGCAAAAGTAACCGTGCTTGACCTGTTTTGTGGCTTCTTTTTCGCAGTCATCACAAATTGTCTTTTCCATACAACTCCACCAGAACCCTGCGAGGAATAAGCCATGTATTCCCTGCACGTTCTGCCTCTATATCCCCTGCCTTCAGCATCCTGTACAGCAGGTTAAGTTTCGTTTTGCTTGTCGTGCCAAACAAAATTTGACAAGCCTCTTTAGCTGTGTAAAGCAGCTTACCTTCAGCATTAAAACGGGATATCATCATCATCTGTTTCCTTTACTGCTGGCTGATAACGCTGGTTTATAGAATCACCAACTGGCTTCAAACCACCCTGCGATATGCCGTCAGCAATATTATCTTTAGCCTGGTAATCCCTGACCTCAGATATGGCGATGTTGATTGTGCCATCATCATTCTCAAATGCGGCAACAGAGTATGTGCATCCGGCACGGAATGTAACGTCAGCCGGACTGCCATCACGGTACGGTGTCCACTTGCTGTTGCTGTACAGCCCACGCTTTGAATCGCCATCGTTGCGCCACATCTTCATATTGCACATTTTAATATACTGCTTTGACATTATTATTCTCCTTTAAGTTGCTTCATACATAACTGTATTCTATCTACAGCCATTTTAGCCAAGTCAGGGTTATGCTGTTTCATATGAGCAATGCCGTTCTTGACATAATCGGTGTTGCACCAAGCGATGAACTTACCCTTGTCATTAACTTCACCCACTTTCTTGTTTACCTCACCAAAAAAGTCTTGCGTCTTGCGTACCTCTGGATCGTCATCACGCTTGGCTGGTACAGGACGCTCTGGATTTACGACAGGCTTATTCTCTTCCTCTGCCTGTGCTTCACGCTTGCGGCCTACACCGTCCATTTCATTGGCAGATGCGTACTCACCACCAGCTAGGCCGATAGATGCAAGCGCACGGCCTACAGCGGATGTCTCACAGTTCTCTAAGGCTGATGTTTGATTGACATGGCCTTGTCCTCTTATCTCTTCAGCCATGCCAGACCCGACAACTACGCCATCAAGGTTTGTGATTGTAGCTTTGACAACCACACGCTGACCATCATCGACAAGGATCTGTGTATCCACACCGTACTCAGTACCATAGAACCGCCGGAACGCTTCCATCCGATGCACAACCTGTGTGTACATCTTACCGCCACGCTGCTTCACGCCATGAGTTTTGTTTAACTCATGCACAAAGTCCATGACATCACTAAATTTATTGGTCATTCTTTTTCTCCATTGCATCTGCAATAAGATTCATAGCTATTGTAAACGCTCTTACTTGTTCATCAATTTTCTGTTCCAATTTTTCTATGTGATCACCCATTATATCAATGCGCTGCCACATTTCCATTTCTTGTTCAGTCATTTGCTTGCTCCCTGTAAAAATCTTTATGCCACATGATGTGTTGCTGTCTGCCTGATTCGGCCTTCAGCTTTCTGTCATCAACGTGAATGATACCCTTCTCCTTGAGTTGCTTGTATCTGGCAGTGATTGTGCTATATCGTAGGTGCGGCAGGGCATCTACTATCTGATCGGAGATTGCGCCTGTCGCCCCAAACTTTGCAATCGTATCGGCAACAATCTTTTCCATATCACTGACGGGCAATGACGCAGCAGCATCGTGGCTGGTAGCTGGGTCATCACGCCTGACCAACTTGTAAACTGGTGTGTCAAATAAATCATTCATCTGATTCTCCATACCTTGATGGCTTCTTTGCCGTTGTACATAACTGAACGTGTCATGCAGTCTGCATCCAAACGTCTAAGCCGTGCAAATACACGGGCAGCTTCGCGCCTACTTGGGCAAATAACGTAATCATTTACACCCATGTTGTCTGCCACCTCACGCAATTCTTTGTGTGACGGTCTTTGGCTAGGATATTGATGCTGTACGCCTTCACGCACACCTTTTAGCTTACCCCATAACATATCGAATATACTCATTAGTCGCTCCATAATTGTCTTGCAAGTTTCACTATATCTGGCCCATGACGCTGTGCTATCTCAACAAAGTCTGGCTGTACCAGACCAGCAAGAGTGCGCCAGTTGCCGTTAGCAGCCCGTACCAGGTTCTGTGTAGTCTTCCATGAACGGACTGCATCATTGTAAGCAAGCTCCAGACTTTCTTCTGTGAGTGCCTTACAATTCTCTTTATTAGCTATGTGATAGCCGGAAGCTGTAACAAACAGCAGTGATGGCTCTTGGCCTGTGGCCTTCCAATAGACTGCCTGTTGCATTGCCTGTTGCCATGACGGTTCTGTCTTTGGCTTTGGGATACGCCAGCTTCTTGTTCCATCTTTCTTTGGTGGATTGCGTAGCGGCAGTGAACATTTAAGATCTGCTTGCATACCGCCAGCACTGAAGTCTTGATAAATCATGATGCGGTGATCTAGTCCATCAACATCATGCCAACGCTGATATTCACCTTCAATAAGGTTTGCTTTGGAAAAACAATCTTTGACTGCCGCAACAGCTTGGGCAATCATTTCTGGGATATGATCTCTGAACGCTTCATATTCCTCTGCGTCTTTGCCTTCATCCCATTTGCGTGGCTGGTATTCATCATACTTTGCCATTGCACTACGCACCGATTCAGCCATAGGCAAAGGCTCTTGTTGTCCTAACAATTCGTTGAAGTCTGCAAGCCCAGTTGCACACTTTGACCCATATTCTACACAGATACCAGCCCAAGGCCGTGCAGCCATAGGCAGACGGATGCCCTGATCTCTAAGCCAGAGATCAAGCACCCTTTCATATTTTGAACGGGTTGCCCCACTTGCACTGTCATGTGTTAATTTCATGTCATTTATTCCTAAACGTGTAAGATAGTGTTAGGAGTAATTATGTTTTGACAAGTAGTCAAGAAGTAATTTAACATAAATTTATGAAGCTAGATCAATTTATAAAACAACAAGGGATGACGCAGACACAGTTTGCAAAGCGTACAGGCTTGTCTGTTTCGTCAATAAGCCGGATAGTAAACGGTGAGAGAGAGCCAAGCTTGAGGGTTATGCAGATAATTTATAGAGCGACAGATGGAAAGGTAAGACCAGATGACTTTTTTACAGACTGATTGCATGAAGTGCGAAGGTAAAGGCTGGGTTTATGTTCGTAACTGCTTTGATCCTACTGGCGGTGATGTAGTGCCTGATTCTTGTTGGGATTGTGATGGAACAGGCAAAGAACCTGTTAAAGATCAAGAAACATTGGAGCAAATTAACAATGCAGGAGCAATCAAATGACAGTAAGTTTCCGATCCTTTGTCGTTACACGCATAAAGATAACCCTATACCTGATGGCTGGCAGTTTACTTTATTACATGGTCATCATGGCTTTAATGGGTATGGTGTTTTGACCAGACAAAAAGATGACTTTTATCCTACTCCAAGAGAAGCTGTAGAAGCCCTCATAAACGCTGAGAAGCTACCAAAGGATATCTGGGAGCCAGCTTGCGGTGATGGGGCTATCAGTGAGCCATTAAAAACTGCTGGTCACAATGTCATCTCAACAGACTTGAACAACTGGCAGTATGGCACAACAGGTGTGGACTTTCTCATGGAGTTGAAGCCACTTGCGCCAGCCGTTGTAACCAATCCACCTTACAAACTAGCTAATGAGTTTGTCATTAAGTGTATGGATATGAAGCTGCCATACTTTGCCATGCTTCTACGTCTCGCTTTCTTGGAAGGTAAGCAACGTAGGCAAGAGATATATAACAGGCAACCGCCAGCTAGGGTTCATGTTTTCTCTGAACGCCTGACTATGTGGCGTGGTGATGAGGTGCAGCCAGAAGGATCGTCAGGCTTTATAGCCTTTGCATGGTTTGTATGGGAGCAAGGCAACACAGATACAAGATTGGATTGGATCTAATGGGAAAGAAAAGTAGAGACAAGGGTGCAGCTTTTGAACGCTGGCTATGCAATGAGATAGACCAGCATTTAGGGTTCAAGACAAAGCGCAATCTCTCTCAATATCAAACCAAAGGGCAGTCAGATATTATGATCCCTGGCTTTGCCATAGAATGTAAAGCCTACGCCAAAGGCTATACTCATAGGAAAGATTGGTGGATGCAAGCCTGTGAACAAGCTGGGGATTGTGAACCTGTGCTTGTGTATAAGTATGATTATCAAGAACCAAGGGCAGTCATTTCTCTGTCAGTTATCAACATGGATTACGATTACACAGGCATGACCTGCACCCTCTCTCTCTCAGATCTTTGGTATATCATCCGTGAAAAATTATCTGAAAAGGGGCTAGGCGAAGTCGAAAATATATGATATTTAGATTTCTCTTTACATTGCTGTGCGGCAGAACTGTAAAGCATTACTTCTTTTCTATTCCCTTTTTTATAAATAAAAAAAGCAATGCTCTACATGAGTGTAAAGCATTGCTATATGCCGTGCGGCATTTAATAAAATTATTTACTTAATTTTTTTTGCAGCCTCTCTATCTCAGCTTTATATGCGCCTACCAAATACAGGGCATTGATTAGTTTCTCTGTAACCAGTGGGATCTTTCTCTGCCCGTTTTCATAGTAGAAGATTGCCCGTTGAGATACGCCAAGCAGATCTGCCATCTCTTGTGCTGTGGATTGCAGCCTCTCTCTCTCGTTTTTAAATTGTTCTGGTGTCATGTTGCTATTCATGCTATGCCTTTCTCATGGCTCTTGATCCAGCCATGTTTGCTAGTCGAAAGGGCAGCTAGGAATCCAACGCCTAGCCGCCCTTTCTCTTTTAGCTTGCACGTTTTTCTGCCAATGCGGTTATGTTTGTAACCGATACTGCCAGATAAGTTTTGCCTGTTTGATCTGTGATGTATGATAGGCCTATAAGATCACCTGTTTGGGCCTTTCTCTTTAAGCCTGATATACTGATCCTTTTGTCGCCTCTTGTTCTGGCCCTGTAAAAAGTGACACTGCAAGCCGTGCCATCGTGCCAAACACCCTTTACTGTAATTTTTTGGCCCCTCTCTATCTGGCTATAATCAACATCAAACAAGGCAGCTAGTTTTTGCGTGTCTTGTTTTGCGTCCATAATGTATTTATTGATCATGGTATCTGTAAGCCTGATCTGTGCTACCTGTGGCGATAGCGATTCAATTACCTTCTTTTCCATTGTTTGATCCTTTCTCTCTTAGCTTACTTTATCGCCAATGTTAGTGCCTGGTGATAGGTAGATCTCATACTGATTAGGATCTTTTTTGCGTAGTTTACGCATTTCCGCTGCTGATCCTTGCGCTTCTACTAACTTGGTAATTTTATTTACCAGTTTATAGTGATTACTTTTCATTGTTTGATCCTTTCTGTTTGCTAGTTATGCCATTGTTGGCGATTTAAACGCTGCCTAGCGTTTATCACTGCCTTGCCAGTGTATAAGTACCGACAAGGCAGACATAAAAGCTGATGGGCTTTAAATCATCATTAGAACTGTAAAGCCGCAAATTGTAGCCATGAAGACAAAGCCAGCTAATAATTCTTCATATTTGATGAGAAAGTTGTTTATCTTTTTAAACATTGTTGATCCTTTCTTAAGCGTGTGCGGTGTGCAAAATAAATTTGCGCTTGCCTGTTAACTTTTGAGCAATAGAAAAGGCAGCTTCACGTTGTTTTGTTTCACCCGTGCCACCCCAATGCTGATCCATTGCAATGCCAGAATCTATGATCGCTGATTCCATTGCGGCAGATTCTTTACAATAACCATAGCCACCAGCTTTACCATAACCGCTAGTGTAATGTTCATCACCAGATAGCCACGCAATGCAATGGATAGTCTGCCCCGTATTGTAAAAACGGAATCTGCACGGCGTTGATCTTTCATCATGTATGATCGCGATCTCTTTATAAAAACCATGTTCTATTTTATCGCGTTTTTGGCCTACGTTGCTCTCTGTTATTGATACAAGTTTTTCTAATTTGATCTTCATAGCTTGATCCTTTTCTGTTTGCTATATTGTTTCAACACTGATTAAAGCGTGTTCTTGTTCTTCTAAGTCAGCAAGATCCTTTTCAGTTATGTAATAAGGGCAATGCTGGACAGTGTGATCTATTCTTGCTTGCTTTTCATCCTGAATCCATTGTTCGGTTTCATGCCATTGACCAAAGATCTTGATCGTTGGTTTGTTGTCCATTTCAAAAGATTTATAAGTGACTTTATATTTTTTCATAGCTTGATCCTTTTCTGTTTGCTATGTTGGCGTTATTGCCAAGTAATAACCGAACATTGCCCGATCATTACTAGGCAAGGCTGGCAATGCCAGCCAAGCCTTGTTTGGTTATCCCATGATGATCTCAATATGGTTATCAGCCCATGATTTATTAATACCAGCTTTATGTATTAGCTGATCTTTGATCAGCTGCTCTTTTGTTTTGCCTATACGCCAAGCTTGATCAATATCCTGATTGGCCCATTTTAACGCTTCAGGATGTAGATCGCCGCCTGTTTCATGTAGTAGCTGAATGAGATCAGGATCATTTTTATCTGTGAATCCTTCACTATTATTAGAAACAAAACGGTTGTTCTGTCCTGATCCTTCAATGTTAAAATATGTTTCCTCAATAAAGAAACAGCCTGTTTTGCTGTGCCCTAATTCTTCAGCCTGTTTGCTAGTCGCAAAGGCATAACTGATCTGTTTATAGTGTTTCATTAGTTTTATCCTTTCGTTTGCTGATTAATATTCTGATTCAAGATACTCTTTTAATTCTTGATCTTCACGGCTGATCAACATGGCTTGCACATTGTCATCGTCTAATACTAGATCGGGATCTAGTGTCAGCTCATTGCATAAAGCAATAAATTCTAATTTGGTCATGAGCTTGATCCTTTCATGATTGCTGCTTCAACTAACTTGACACCTTCTGACCAATTATAGCCGCCGTCTTTGCCTGTCATTGGCACTAAGGCTATGTTTTCCCCTGCGTCATTGCTCACAGAATAAAAATAGCCGAAAACACCGGAAGCAATTCTAAACTGCTTATCGTTATGCTCAACAATAGTGCCGTGATTTATAATTGGGGTTTTAGGGTTTTTGAATGTAAACATTGTTTTGATCCTTATGCTGAGAGAATGTTTGCTAGTTTGTTATAAGTAGCAAGACGAAGAACG